TCCTTGAGTTCGTCGAGCTCGACAATTCCTTACCAGAGATCTCCGATTTCTGGTCTGGTGACTCAGGTTCGTTAGATCAGGTTCCCTCTACGAGCTTTCGCTCGTTTGGGGACCGCGATCCTGAGTTGTACGAGTTCCTGGGGAACCTGGACACCGTTTCAGGTATCCTCGCCTCCACACTCGGGGCTTATCACCACGAGGAGTGGAAGCACAGACACGGCCCAGGCGCTATTTCAGAGGTCACCGGTCCTACCAATAAGTATCTTTGGAGGAACTGGAGTGACCGACTGGAGCGACAATTCCCTATTGCTGACTGTGGTTACCACAACTTCAGCAGTTGGGCTGGGTGTGCTGATGATAGCGAGGTTGGCTCTTACGATCCATCATCGCGTCTCATCAGCGTTCCAAAAACTTACGTTAGACCTCGGCTTATCGCCGCAGAGCCATCGGAGCATCAATGGTGCCAGCAAAATCTCTGGCACTACTTTTGTTCTCAGGCTAGAGGCACCTGGATCGACGAATTCTGTCGCTTTCGCGATCAGACTGTCAACCAGGACCTCTGTCTACGCGGTTCTTGGAGCGGCGATCTGGCTACACTTGACTTGTCAAGTGCGTCAGATTGCGTCACGCCCAAGGCGGTCGAAGCCCTCTTCCAAGTGAATCCTCACTTGTTAGCGTGCCTCGCTGCCTGTCGCACCCGTTCTGTGGTCCTCCCTTCTGGGGAGGTTCACATGTTGCGCAAGTTCGCAACAATGGGTAGCGCCGTTACCTTTCCAGTTGAGTCTCTCTTGTTCCTGTGTGTGGCTCTGACTTCCGTCATTACCACTAGATCCCTGAAGATCTCAAGCAGGAACATAGGTACTCTGGCTGGCCAGGTGGCCGTCTTCGGAGACGACATCGTCGTTCCCGTCGACTCCTGGGAGCTTTGTGCAAGGGCATTGAGGTGTTTACACTTCAAGCTCAACGCCAACAAGTCTTTCGTTACCGGCAGGTTTCGAGAGAGTTGCGGCGTCGACGCCTTCCGCGGACAGGTTGTGACACCTGTCTATTGGAAGGGCCTCTGCACTGGCAAACCGGACTCGGTAGCGATGACCCAAGCTGTGCACAGAAACCTCGTCGAGAGGTTCCTCATGCACACTGCGGGTTACATCGCGCAGACCCTGACGAGAAGGAGGAGACTCCCCATCGTCAAAACCGAGTCTGGTGTCATATCACTGTACTCGCGCACGACCACTGATCTATCGGGTTTCAGGACCCGGTGGAACAATGACCTAATGTGCGAGCAGGTTCGTCTGCCAACTCTTTCGAGTCGACAGCTGCGAACCCAGGTGAATGACGACTCTGCTGTGTTTCAGTTTTTCACTGAATCTCCCTCGCCGTTTATTCATTGGCGTAGCGGAGTACAGCAGAGGCCTGTCCTCAGGATGCAGGACAGATGGG